TAACACTCTGGCTTTGACAAATATATTCTTGCCTTTGATGAGCATGTTCAATAATCCAAATCTGATTAATTTCATTTGCTGTTTTAAATATTTCTTTTTCATTGTCATCAAGAATGTCTAAGTGTTGAACAGAACCATTATGACCAAAGATATCTTTCCAGAGGTTATTTATTTCTTCTGCTTTTAGACCTTTACTCTTTAATACTTTTTCTAAGTGTTTGTTTTTAACTTGATACGAACCAGTCAAGGTTTTATGAGTAAAGACATTGGCTCTATAAGGCTCGATACTAGGCGATGTGCCACCACACAAAATACTTGACGAGGCATTAGGAGCTACAGCAAGTAAATGTGCGTTTCTTAATCCTGTCCCGGCTACGTCTGGTGCTTCACCTCTAATCTCAGCTAAGAACTTTGAAGCTTTCTTCGCATGTGTTTTAATGTGTTTAAAGGCTTGATTGTTAAAACTAGCAGCAAACATGCTCTCAAAAGAGATGTTATTCTTTTGCAAATAAGCATGAAAGCCCATAGCTCCCAGACCTAATGACCTTTCTCGATACGCTGAAAATGCTGACCTAGTGAAAGGTTTTTTGTCGGGGTAAACGTGATTACTAAACCTTTTGTAGTTGGCATTGTAGCCTCCCAAGGTTTCAACATCTATCGCATTGTCTATGTAATGTTGCACCACATTATCTAACATGGTGATTAAGTCCCCGATAAAATGAGGATGGTCTTTCCAGTCATCGAAGTATTCTAGATTAACACTAGATAAACAACAGACTGCTGTTCTTTCTTCGTTGGTAGGTAATGTTATTTCTGAACACAGATTACTTTGTTTAATATCTAAGCCTAAATCTTTTTGTTGTTTAGGCATGGCTTCATTACAGGTGTCTATATTGACCATGTAAGGCTCACCAGTCTCGGCTCTGACATTTAAGATTTGCCACCATAAATCTCTAGCCTTAACTGTTTTAACAGCCTTGTTGGTCTTTGGGTCAACCAATCGCCAATCATCGTCTTTCTTAACAGCATCTAAGAACGCATTGGTTATATTGATACCGTTGTGTAGGTTCAAACATTTACGATGGATGTCGCCACCCGATTCTTTTCTAAAGTTAATAAACTCTTCTATCTCTGGATGACTTATATCCATGTAGGCTGCGTAAGACCCTCTTCGTGTTGTGCCTTGATTAAAGGCTAACATTTGAGAATCAACAACTTTTATGAAAGGAATTGAACCAGTAGAACGACTATTGTTAGAAGTAGAAATACCATTACTCCTAACATCTCCCCAATATCCACCAATCCCTCCACCTGAACTAGCCAACCAAATATTTTCATCGTAATGAGCAGACAAACCATCCCTAGAATCAGGAACATAATTGAGGAAGCAGCTAATAGGAAGACCCCTTGCCTTATGGCCATTTCTGCTGGTTCCACCATTAGAAAGGATAGGAGTGCTAAACATGAACCACCTATTAGAACTGTACTCATAAAGTCTCTGAGCCAAATCAAAGTCTGTAACAGATTTATACGTTGCACCATATACTGCAGCTCTTGCAAAAGCTTCTTAGCATGTGTTTCACCTCCTTCATTAAATAAATATCTGTCATAAAGAGTATCTAAAGTAAATTTATCCAACTCTTTTTCTTTATCGTAATCAATAATTATACCTAAATATTGTTTTACACCAATTTTATCTTCCATTATTCTCCTGTTTTAAAAAATTTATCTGTTTCATCGTGGATATGCAACATGATTATACCATAATGCAATATCTTCAATAAGTCTTTTCTGTTTCTACCTTCTTTATTACCATAACGTTTAGCATACTTCATAATGTTTCCCATGCAGAATCCTGTTCCATGTCCAGAGTCAATGATAACATCTGTAGCTTGGTATTTATCTGTCGCATAGTGCTGACCATAAGTATCGTAAACATAACGTTGTAGTTCTTCTATTAATTTATCTTCATTAAACTTGTACATAATTTTTTTTCCTTTATTTCCAATCATCCGGTAATGTGTCCTCCGTGTACCATTTAAAATTATTCTTTTCGGCCCATTCAGCATGACTTCTTTTTGTTCCATCTTTACGTCTTTTTGCTTGAGGCATAGGCGATGAAGGGCTAGAAAAAAGAAATACTAACTCTTGATTAGGCTCTAATGATTTACGAATCCAAACATACTTGTTGTATTCGTTATAGTCCCAGAAGCGACCTTTAGCTTCTAGAAGATATTCTTTATCACCAATTACTTTAATAAAGTCTGGCTCATAATGATGTTCAACTATGTAGTTGACTTTATCACCATGATGTTCCCAGTTCTTTAAAACGGTTTGATGAAGCTTATATTCCCAGTTAGAATCATAACCGGAAGGAACATCTTTTTCTTTAGGACGAATCTTCCTAGGCTTACGATACCCTCGCATATTCCATCACATCGGTAAGCTTGATATCATCTATAGCTTTATTTTTACTTAAGATTTTAACGTACTTAATGAACCATCTAAAAGAAAATGCTGAGTGCATTAATCTTCTGTTGGCATATACATGAGTCTCATCAGGTAATAACTGAGTAAAGTTTTGTAAGTTAATTTGCTTACGGTCTTCTTCTTTTAAGAATGAACCTATCCATTCAATAAAAAGAAGTTTAGCTTTTAGTCTAACTTTTTTAGATTTTCTACCATTCATAGTATTTTTATTTCCTCAACGTTAGGTTCTCTTTCTACTTTAGTAAAGTAAGTATTGCCTTTTGCATAAGCAAAGACTCTTAAACCTTGTCCATCGTTTGCGTCTTTGTGACATTCAAACTTAAACGGACAATACGTACAGTCTCTAGGCAACTTCATATTACCATAACTACCTTCTGGTATTGGCTCATAACAAAGCTCTGGAGGAGTGTCACTAGCAATAGCTTTCTTAACTTTTTTAATCTTTGTAGTTATGTTTGGTTTGTCTAAATCATCTGGAATAAATGTTGTAAGTTCTCCAGTCTCTTTGTTCATCACTAAGAAGCCTCCTTTTGAGGTCTTCTCAGCATATTCATATCCGGCCAACTGAGAAAGATAACCAAACGAATCATTCTCTCCTAGAGTTCCTTCTTTAAATTTCTTAAAAGAATAACCAGAGGCCGATTTAACATCTATAACTTGTCCATCTATCTTACAGTCCATGTGTCCTTTAACACCTAAGACTTTAATTTCTTTTTGTTCATCTGTTACTTCATGTCCAGCTAGTTTCGTAAAGAACAAAACTAATACTTCTAGTAAATGACCATACAGAAATTTTATAAAAAGAGGAGAAGACATTTTCTCATTGTTTAAGTCTGGAGATTTTAGCTCATACCAAAGTCTACGTAGAGGTCTACCAACATTAGACATTCTAATATTATCTCTAGCACCAGACGATGGTGTTGCCCAATGTCTTAAAGCATCTGACATAGCTTTACCAAACTCTTCGTATTCAGCTTCAGATATTTTTATTGGTTTGTCTTCAGCTAACGAGCCGATAACTTTATAAATATCTTCAACTAAGGTTTCAATCTTTTTCTTTTTCATCTTCCAATTCTTTAAAAGCTTTTATTACGTCAGATGAAAATAACTTGGATAAATTTACAAGGAACATTCTACTTGCATTATTATCTCCACCCGATACTGTTCTAAAAGTATCTAGTTTATCTACTATCTTTTTCAACACTTCAGTATCAAAAACTAAACTACAAAATATTTTATCACCAATACATAAATTATGGAACCAATAATCAGATTCAGTTGCTCTAATTCCTGAAGGCTTTCCCCAAGATTCATATTCTATAGCAATGTTACCTGTAGTTTGCCAAATATCACGTTCAGATTTAACTTCAATCTTTTTATCTTGAAGCATCTCTGCGATTTTATCTTCTCGAACTTGACCATACTCTAAGTCTAGGTCAAACTTTTTTCTATCTTCTTTATTCGGTTTCATTTTTTTCTCACTTATATTTAAATATAATTTTCACTTGAATAAACTTTATATTTATTTTTTTTTGTAATTGCTCTGTTAGAAATATTTTTCATATTTTCAGAAACAGTAACCCATCTTAAATTAGAAACTGCATAATCAAGTTTATCTTCGTTAGCATGGTCAACATTATATGTTATATTTGGGATTTCATTAAGTACAAATGCCATAGCAAAAAGCCTATGAGCATAAATCCTTTTACTAATTAAACCGTTATCTAATGTATAACATGGATAAACAGCTCTACTAAAATTAGGATGTATTATATTTCCTGTATAATTATTTTTTATAAATGGAAAATCTTTTCTATTATTATATTGAGGTAACTTATGTATGCCTCCTGTTTTAAATAAAGTATATTTATCTTCAGGTATAGATTTAATAAACTCTGAAGTTCTATTCAAATCTGTAATTCTCTGTCCCCCTTCACCAAAAAAAATAAAACATTCTGAAATGATTTTTTGTTTCTCTTTACTAACGACAGTAGTGGAATTAAATAACTCAAGTTGTTTAGTGGGTTTCACTCCAGTTACTCCCTATTTTATATTCGCCATCCAAAGGACAACGCATGTTAAAATACTTAGCTGAATCTTTAATAGACTCTACAGCTAGTTGACCAACTCTCATAGCTTGACATTCTCTAACTTCTATTTGCCATTCGTCATGAATATTAGCTACAAACTTATAGTCTATACTAGCAAGTTTTAATCTTTCGTCCAGTAAACACAATGCTTTTTTCATCACGATTGCTCCTCCACCTTGCAGTAAAGTATTTAAAGCAGCATGTTCATGTCGTAACAAAATTTTACGACCATCTAATCCTTTAAGGAAACCTTTCTTAGACGCTCTTTGCACTCTATCTCTAAGAGATTTAAATGATGGTTTACCATCCAAGAAACGTTGTCTAAGTTCTTTACCATCTGCTTGAGTTCCTTCAACAATGCTTCCAAGTTTTGCGTTTCCTGCTCCGTAGATAAGTGCATAGATGAATGTTTTTGCCTTATCTCTTGATTTAAGTCCAACAATTTGTTGGTTAGTTGTGTGAATATCTCCGTGTAAGATTTCATTTGTATACTCCTCATCGTTCATGTAGTGAGCTAACATTCTTAGTTCAAGACTAGAAGCATCAACTCCTACAAGTTTATAACCTTCTGGAACAATCCAACAGGCTCGACACTCGTCACCAAATCTATTAGCAACACTAGGCACTTGAGCCATGTTAGGGTCTCGATGTGCCATACGTCCTGTGATTGTCCCTGTACAAAAGACTGAACCTCTAACTCTATCATCATCATGCACAGAGTCTAGCCAAGACTGAACTTGTGCAATTCTTTTCTGATAAAGCAGATAGTCAGCTATAAGTTTTGCTTCGTAAATATGGTCGATTTCTTTTAAAGTAGTTTCATCGACAATAGGTTGGCCTGTTGGAGTAAACTTTTTAGGCTTCCACCCAAAGTCCTGAAGATATTCACCAATCTGTTTCCGGGACCCCAAGTTAAACTCTTGGAGCTTTTTACGCATGAAAGGTTTTTTAGGACGTGAACCATCTATTATACTGTTGTATTCCTCTTCTGTCAAGCCTCTACGAGATAAAGACCCATCTTTATTCCACTTAGGAGTAACAAGTTTATCCTCAATCCATTTTGGTTTAAAAGTTACATGTACTTCTTCTTCGACTTCCTTCAAAAGTTTTTGAAACTTAGCTGTTAAAAGTGTAGCTTTTTTCACATCAAACAAGAAACCATTACGTTTTTGTTCTTCTAAAATTTTAGTTGTGTCATGTTCAATAGCTATACATTCTTTAGAAAAACCAGAAGCTTGAGTTCGAAGATTTTCAAATAAAAGTTTGTTAAGTTTTGTATCAGCAATACAATACTTTAACATTTCATCTGAGAACTCAGAGAAGTCTGGCGACTCTAACTTGTGCAATCCTAGTTTGATACCCCATCTCTCTAAACTGTGCCCACCTTCTCTTGTAGGGTTAAATAGCCTACTCAACACCAAAGTGTCAATGATTTTAATGGAGGCCTTCGGTGTCCAATCGTACAGTTTTGTCAAGACTGGGATATCAAAACCAAGAATGTTATGGCCTATCAGCATCTCTGTTTCGTTGAGAAGCTTTAGACCATCCTCAATAGTATCGCCATGAAAGCTATAGACCTTATCATCCTCATCTATAGCGACAATACACCAGACTTTTGTTGCATTTAAGTCGTCTGTTTCTATGTCAAATACTAAACGTTTCATAATCTAAAAAGGTATATCTGGTTCCATTTTACTATCGAAGCTACTAAAATCAGTTTCATCTAGTTCTTCTAGTCTACCTGTATCTTTATCATAAAGCAAGGCACAGGCCATACCAACATCTCCGGTGTATCTTGACTTTAATACTCTCAAACGTGTTGTCTGAGCTTCTCTTTCGTCTTCTGCCTGTTGATTTCGTTCAAGGGCAATCACACAGTCGGATAGTTGTGCTATGCTCTGTGAGCCTCTCAGATGGCTCAGATTGACTTGGATTCCATTCTCGTGTCCTTTGTTACCATCGACTCTTCGGAGGTGTGAGACAAGAAAAATACCTGCACCTGTCTCTTCGACCATGCTTCTAAGTCTTGTCATGATGTTGTCAATACCTCTACGTTCATCGTTTTCAGACAGAGCTGTAACTAACATGTGTAAGTGGTCTACTACCACCCATTTACAATCACATCCAACAATCAGATAACGAAGCTTAGAAAAGATATCTTCAATATCATTAGTCCCGAAGTGAGCATGAATAAATACTTTATCCTTACCAAACAACTTCTGATACATAGTTCTTAAAGTCTCAAACGTAAATGTTTCTCTAACACTATCTATGTAAAGTCTTGCGTTAGCTTCGATACTCATAACACCATCGACTGTTCGTCTCCAGTCCTCTTCTAACGCAATGATACCTACGTTATCATCAGTTTTATTTATGAGCCAATGTTCTAGCTCTCTTGTTACCGAAGACTTTCCTAGCCCAGTCCCACCAGTAATCGTCACCAACTCTCCTTGTCGCATACCGATAAGTTTTTTGTTAAGACCTTCGTATGGGTAAGGAATGCTATCCTTTTTAGGACGATTGAAAAAGTCTGTCTCTTTTTCTGAGACTCTTATAATACCACTAGGTGTAAATATCTTGGCATCCCACCAAGCTTTAACAAAGTCTTGATGTTTGTTCTGCAACAACATATCGTTTGCATCTTTATAACCATTAGGTAAATTTACTATCTTTGCTTTTAAAGGTTTTAGTATAGAGGCTACTTTCTTAGAGGCCTCAATACCAGCTTTGTCTTTGTCAAAACAGATTATAACGTTGTCGAAACTTTCTAAATATTCTATGTTATCTTTTATATCTCGTACTGCTGAAGCCACACCAGTCTTAATTGAAACCACAGGCCACTTGCTACCAGTCATTTCATAGACTGCCATAGCATCACACTCGCCTTCAGTTATCGTGATGTATTTTCCACCAGCTTTAAATAAGTTCTGGCCAAAGAGACCAGTGCCTTGAATTGTTCCTTCAATAGTAAATCTTTTATCATTTACATATCTTGTTTTAATAGCTGAGATTTCGTTGTTAATGTAGAACGGATAAAGATGTTGAGCAACTTTACCATCTGAACTATAAACAACTTTCACTCCAAACGTTTTTGCAGTCTCCTGCGATATACCTCTATCTACTAAACGTGAAAAGCATCCTCCTTCCACATTGATAGCTCGTAGAGGTTGTTGAGTTTTTACTGTTTGCATATTTGAATATTGACCTCCTTCCTCAAACTTAGGAAAAAATTTATTGCAACTAAAACACTTAGCTGACGCATCCTCGTTGACACTTAACGCATCACTACTACCACACGAGGGACATGGTAAGTGATATTTTACAAATTTTACTGCCATAATTTATCCATAAAAAAGGCTCTCCGAAGAGAGCCATACGAGGTATAAAAGAAAAACAATTACTTCTTAGACTTCTCAGTCTTTGCAGAATCATTTACTTCATTTTCAACAACAGCTTCTTCCGGTAGGAGTTCGTTAAGTTCTCCTTGAAGCTTATCATTGCTCTTTTGAATGCTGATTTGCATCTGGTTATTGAAAGCCATTTGACTTACGTAAGCTTGAACTTGCTTACGCTTATCAGCATCTTTGATGTTTTCAGTTTCGTAAGAAACTCCATTAACAACAATAATCATGATTAAAATTCCTCACCATCACCAAATGGGTCTAGTTCATCTCCATCTCCGGATTTAACGGATACAAGGTCAATGACTTGCATAGCTTGGAAGTCCAAACCTTTGAACTTACCATACTTGTTTTCAGTCTCCCATTCATTGTATTGAACTTTGACTGTTGAGCCATTACCAACAATAGTATCGATAGGATTCTTATTCTTATCAAAAAGTTTTGGAGCTGGTCTAACAGTATTGTTAGCACCATTAACTTTCCTTTTGATAACAATAGCTTTACCTACTGATTCTTGAGAACCATCTTCATTTTTCAATGTTAGGTCCTTTACACGAAATCCTCTAGACTCAAAGTCATTTGCAGTATCTGCATCAACTACTAAGTCTACAGTATAAACAGGTTCGTAAGTCGTATTGGGAGTTGTTACACTTGCCCAATAAGCTTTACCTTCTAAAATAGCCATAATTTTATACTCCTTATAAGGTAGTTATTAAACAAGACAAATATAAGGGCAATCCTCATATATGTCAAGCATTTTCATCATCATTGATGACTGATTAAGCAGTCCAAGCATTCGGTGTGGGCCACCAAACAGGCCTGGGTCTGCTTTTGTTCCATTGTGCATAATGCTTTTCAGCAATGCAGTATTGTCTATACGAAAGTATAGGGTCGTCTGGTTCTTTGTATTGGTCGGGCATAGCAAGAGCAACAGGTGTCATTTCACCTTGCTCAATATTGTCTGGAACTTTGCTTAAAGCATCCATTAGTTTTGCTCCAGAGGCATGAGTTTTACCATACCTGTGAGTGTATTCCCAACACAAAGCATCAAAGTGTTCATAAAGCCATGCGTAATTCCCAGATGTTTTTCTAGCCCAGATAGTGCATGGATGATTCTTATACGCTTCTTTGTAAAGACCATTGGCATCTGCATATTCATCACCATCTAAAACTCGGTGAGCTGTGCATAGCATTTGTGCAGTTTCTAGTGGCATTTTTACTAACATTTTATCTGGTTGTGCTTGGGCACAAGCTTTTGGACAATCGTAAAAATAAAATATATTCATAATACTTTCTCAATAATATCTTTTAGTAATTCATAAATCTCAACATCAAAAATGTAAAGTTTACTTCCGTCATACAATTCTCTAACATTCCAAGTAACTGCTTCGTTCCAAGGAAGAAACTCTGATTCATACAAAGAATAAAAAGTTTCTTGTTGAGACCTGTCAAAATTTATAGCGACCTCTACAGGTGCTTCGGGATGGTTTTGTCTCATCATTTTCATACTGCCTCCGTTAAGACCTTGCAAGAATCTTCGACCATGTTTGCCAAAGTAAATCTTTTTGTTTTACCTGTGCCAAATTCTCTAGCTGTTATATACTCGGGATGTATCTCTCTGACCGATACTAGCCGTTGAGTTATTGATTTTGCTTCCTGTGATTCTGTTCTTTCGACATATTTAACATATCTAAAAGATAGCAACACACTATCAATATCTACATTACTATACAAAGCTTTCGCAATCGCATATTCATTCTTAGTTAGTTCCATTTTGTTTCCTCCAAATATTTACTAAGACCTCTGATTATAGTAATCAAAGTTTCTTTTAGTTCTGTTATATCTTCTGCTTCTCTGATATTCTTAACCCAATTAGCATTATAATATTCAGTTTCTTCGTTCTCCCATTCCTCTGAAAGTTCGACAAACAAATCATCATGTATTTGGTTTCTGATAAAGTTCATTAGTTCTGTTTTATTCAATATGCTCATACTTACTCCTTATATTATAAACCCTCATTGTAAATAAACTTATCTTCTAAGTTAGTTTTAGCAATTCTCAAATCTTCTATCATAGACTTATGTTTCTCGTCTGAAATAACAAACACCTCACAAGCATCATACTCTGCTATAAGATATTGCAACAAATGATTTAACGCATTTAATAATTTTCTTTCTCTATCTAAATTCATAATACCTCCAATAAATTTGGCTCAACGCAGGATATTAAAGGCTATCCCATTGCCCTCATTGAAACCTATCAATGATTTTCGGTAAATAATTTGAGGAAAATCTCCGATTATTTGTCGAGCCAAAACTTTACACTTCCATAAAATATCTACATTCTAAATCTTTTTGATTAGTCATATAAAACTCAAAAGAATCTACAATGTTTTCATCATATTTGAAGCCTAACTTTTTACATTTTGTTTCACATAATTTTTCTTTGTCATCTAACAGACTTAGAAACATAGTGTTAACGTAGGCAACTAACTCTGGATTAGTAGCCAATTCAAAGGATGGTTCAAAGCCATATTTTTGAACCCAATAAGTTTGTTTCCTGTGAGAAACATTAGAATTACTAACTCTTGGGACATATCTGTGCCACCCTGTAGCTTTTTGTTTCATAGTATTTCCTTAGTGTCTTTGTTGATACTTTTGCATTTCTTCTAAATCTCTAGAAGATACAGCATCTCTGCAATGTTGTTGTAAAAACAAACACACAGCTCTTGTGATATCAATGTCTGTTACAGGTTTATCTAAAGACATTATCACATCATCTACATACGCAAGACAGTCAGATAATAAATCCTCTCTGTCTGAAAGATTCCATAAATCTGTTACGACCCATAGAATTTGCTCACGAATATTTTCGTTGACTAATTTTTCATCAATCATTAAATCCCTCCTCAAAAGGTAGTTTAAAGCCCATTAAAGTTTCGTATTGTTTTTGTGCTTCGTGACGAAGTAAAGGCTCTTGGTCAAAGTTATCTCTCTCTTCGTTAGCACAACGAAACCATTCTTCAAAGTTTTCATACTCTGTTTTAGTGTTATCGTATTTCCAATCTACAATTTGATACTTGCTCATATCACAACACCTTTAATACCCAATTCTCTGCCATACTTTCGGCATAGCTTTCTGAATGGTCATAACATTCTACACTCTTAACAAACTCCATACGTTCATAAAGGTCTACTCTAAAACCTCTATAAGCTTTAACGACAGTAGCTCTACGTTTTTCCATAGTGCCGAATTCTGATACGATTTCGTTTTTCATAATACCTCCTTAATAATATCCTGCTAGTTCCATACTTGGCTCATCATAAAAAGCCGAAATATAAACCTCTGGGAATTTGTCTCGTAAGGCCTGTATTACAGGACATGGTGGCGACCAAGCAGTATAAAACACATACTCTAAACTATCATAATCTGCTTCTACTAAATCGCAATCATAAGAGTTCCATTTAGTTCCCCAATTTTCTACTCGCCAAGCATACCACCTATCGTCAGTCTCGTTAGACGAAGGAAACTTTTTAAAGTTAAAAAGACCTTTTCGTTCTACAATCGGCAACTCACCATCTTCATTGGGAATTGTGTCCCAATCTGGCTCTTTAATAATATTAGCAAAGTTAAAAACGTTTGCTGTTTTTCTTTTACCTTTCGATAAAAGCTTCTTAATTTTCGCAATATCTTTCTCTGTTCCAGAGATAGTTACTTTATTATAACAATCGTTAGGCATCTAAAAACCCCCTTATTTCACGCATTTTACTAGCTTGTTTATCGCTTAGTATAACTTCTTCCATAACCAAATCATCATTGATTTTTCCTAAAATTTCATCTATGTAAATGCTTCCAAAATCGTTGTAATACCCATCAACTCCTTCGATTTCCACAAATGCAGTTGTTCCTCTAGGCTTCTCTAAAAGAGTAGCTTTACGAGGCTCGTCAGATATAAAGGTAATTGAAGTTAATAAAACTTTATCACCTTTTCGTAAATCGCTAATAGTTAGCATAATAATTCTCCTTTTATACAAGTTGAACGACATCAATTAAATCTTTGATGACCTTCATCATTTTTCTACCATGAGCTACATAGCCTATGACAGGCACATCTTTATCCCAACATGCCCGACATGAGCCACAAAACCCATAGTCTTTCGTAGTAGAAAGCTTATCGAACTCATCATCTGAGATAGTATTACCCCAATAATCAGTCCGATAAGCATTACAGCGAGTGACTCCATGCACATCTCTTCTATCTGGTAGGATAGTTGAGCCATGCACACCCTCTGTAAATTCTCCTAAGACACTATCAGAACTGAATCTGATATTGACATTAGGTAGACTGTTAAGCCTATTCAAAGGCTCTTGAAACTTTTTGAACTTAAACATGCGAGTAGGTATCCAATGCTTACAATGAGGTGTTTGCTCACAAACTTCATGAATTTTTTCCAACAGTTTTACATGATAAATATCGCCACTATCAAACCAACGAAAGTATCGTTGAGTATCAAGGAAAGCGACCATGTCTGCTACCCACTCAGCTCTTTGCCAATCTTCTTTGTTAAAGTCTCTTGATTGTTTTACATTCTTGAAATTGTAATTTCCATCAGTAGCATAGCAACCTTTACAAGCATCAACAAGCTTACCATCTGCTCCTTTGGAAGCAGGACAAGTATCAATAGCTTGTAATGACCATGAGTAACAAGGCATTTTGCTAGGCTTAGAAAGTTTAATCTTCGTCTTCATAATCTTCTTCTTTCTCCAAAGTTTCTTTAACACCTCTAAACCAATCGCTTAAAGGCTTGTTAGTCCTAGACATTTCGTCTAGTAGTTTTATAAATTCTTTGTCTCTATCCATCATTCACCTCCTCTACTTCTAAAACTTCTTCTTCTTCAAAACCATAGCCAAGACCTGTGCCTGTCATAGTTTCATCAAGTAAATCATAATCTCCTTTTAATGCCTTATCACTAGCCTCTTCCTTTGAATTAGCATCTACTACTATTTCAGAATAGCCAATCCATTTTGTAAATACTTTATAAGTTTTCATCATTCACC